CATTTACTTTATTTATAATACTACATCATCCAACCAAAGTCAAGAACTAAATCTAAATTTTCTTGCTCAATGTATTGAAGGTTGTCGTATTTTTCCCACTCCCCAACAAACTGACAAGTATCATCAGTTCCAAGTGGAGCAGTATTAACTTTATAGAACTTTGTATTAGGATAATCTCTAAAGTTAATTGCGTGTTGATTAATCCAATTTACAGAGGGCGTCACTGCAACATTATCTGATAGATAGTTATCTGTACCCTTGTAAACATTATTAATCAGTCCATTAGGACTACCCAAGTCGAATCCAATCAGATATACTTCATCTGGATTTTCTTCTTCAAGTGCAATTCTTACAGCTGTTGGGCCTGCACTCCAACCGCTATGTTCTTCTGGGATGATATGGACACCATCATTTTCTTCAACCCATGTAATCCATCTATGATGTTTTGATAACAATTCATCAATAGTTTTCTTATCTGAACCTTTGTTTATATGATATTCATAGAGAACTCTCATTTGATTTGGGTCTGTACCATTTAAAACAAATTGAGTTCTGCCTGATTTTGAATTCTGAATAGTAAATCCAGCATCATCAAACATAGTCTGTTCTATCATCATATCATAGGCTTCTGCCGGCAACTTACTCCAAGATTGAAACCAACATTTATTCTCTAATGCATAACCAGAAGTATAAACTTCATGTTGCATTCCACCATCTACACAGACAAGTGCATCTGGGGTAAAATCTCTGTATAAGGCATTACAACCGTATATCCGGCCTTCTTTTTTCAGCGCATCTAAATTAAAAGACTTCCGTGATTCACCGTTACCTAGTACAAATACTTTACTCATATTTGTATTTCGCCCTGTATGCTTGATTCCATTCTTCTGGGGTCGCATCCCAAAGTTTCTTCTTTGGTTTATACAATTTAGTAAAGTCACCTTTGACTACCTTATTGCCTTCACAATCATATTCCCATTCTCTTTTGTCTGGATCAAGTTCCATACTATCTTCAGGCACAATGTCCACATTACCATCAAAATGATAACCATTCGCCTTGAGGAAGTTTTCAAATGCGTCTAACATCTCATCCAAACTAGAATTGTCTCTAACTTGAAACTCAACTCTTTTAGTATGGTATGGATCAAAGATACTATTTTGTTCTTTCTCCGTGTCCTCAAAAATAAATTTATACATTACAATTTCTTCATCAGTGGGAATATTTTAGCAATCTCAATTGCACATTTCTGTGCAACTTCCATATGCTCTTTCTGCGTTCCATTTGCAGAACGCAACTCAATGTAATGAACCCAACTACGCAAAGTTCCGTTCATATACAATCTGGTTTTAGTCAATCCTTCTGGTAGGACTGCACGAGCCTGTTCCTTTGCAATACCGTTTGCAATCGCCCAATCATATGCTTGTCTTGCCTGCTTGATAACCCCATGTTGTCTACGTTGCCAATCAGTAATCAAATCAACTGTTTTTTGATCCATCTGAATGTTAGGATCATTCTCAATCTCAATTGAGTTCTGTCTATTGGTAGTATCTTGTAAACGACATTCTCTTATAGTGAATGCCTCACCCATAGCAGAAGGTTCTGCATATCGTTGTGAAAATTCTTGAAATGCAAAACTACGGTGGCGCACAATCTGATGTGCAATATCTCTTGTAGTTTCAATCTCTATGCAAGCGCTAGCCATTTCAAGCGGCGACCAGTGCTTGTTTGCAACAAGGTATTTGATGAGTTTTTCGCTCGTCTTGTGACTTGCTTGGTTGGCCGGATTGGAGACACGGGCGCAATAAGATATGAGTTCTTGGACATCGTTACCGACATATAATTCTCCTTCTGGTGGTTGTGAATAACTAATTAGTCTTGCTGTAGTCAGCATTGTATTTACTTCCTTATTCTCTGCCACTTTCATCCTCTTTCTTTTTCAATGAATAACCACCAGCTGGTAGTTCTTCCCATAGTATTGTATCACCTACATCCCAACCGACTTGATCTATCGAGCCAGGTGGAAATTCTATGAATAGTTCTTTTGTCTTACCGTTCTCTTGAACTTCGACCATCCAACTATTCTGTGACATTTGTTTGTATTTCATGTTATAACCTTTGTAAAAAGTAAGCAGTTTATCTTCATACTTAGGAAGTATATCCTAGTTAAACCGTTTTGGTCTAGGACGATATGTACCACGATTTGCATTTTCAGCAAGTCGCTTACTTAGATCTTGATCACGCTTTACAAGTTCTGCGTTATCAAACTCTAGTGCCTTCACACGAGCATTACTCTCATCAAGTTTTGCACGATAGAAGTCTCGTTCCCTAATCAGCTCTTCCTGTGTCATCAGAAAGTCTCCTTAATCAGTTTGAGAAGTTGCGTTTTGCATTTCTGTTCATCATAGTTCAAAAATGCAGCGTATTTGACGATTAACCGTCTTTGGTCTGGCCATACTAGATCATCTTTTAATTCCTTATCCCATCGTTTCAAATAGTTCAGTAATCCTTGTAGGATTACCATCGTTTCCAAACTAATTCGTTTAGCGAGGAAGTTCTTTAATAATACAGGATGTTGCCCCCTTTGTAAAGAGAAAATTTCATCAAAATGTGATATTTGTGAAAATAATAATGACATATCTGTGATAAAGTTATACGTCAGAGATTGTTTGTTCTTAGACCATTCCAGATAATTTTCTTCTTTGAAATCACCCAACCACCCCTTTGGCGATTTGGCAAAGTTTGCAACAAAATAGTCTAATGTCTTATCATCGTACTTTCTTGCAACACGAGCAAAGAAATATCTATCCTTTCTTTTTAAGAATGACGCCTTTGATGCACGAGTTTTTCCACCATATTGTGTGTAGTCATATTCACTGGTAAAGTGCAACTTGAGACCAAGATACATTTGGTAGGCTTCCCATGCTTCCATTGGAAACTCCTTAAATTGGTAGGGTTGCTACTCTTGGCAAGAAGTTAAGTTCTCTTGCATCAGCTTCTAGTTTTTCTTTGAGAGGTTTTGAAATGAGAGGAGCAACTGCATCGGGCTCCATCTGGTGTTTTGCACAGTAATCCAATACTGCATCCATATAGGTTGTGTTTCCTTGTCCTTGTTTTACGATATCTTCAATCGCAATTGCAAATTTCTTTGGTGTCATCACTGCTAGTTCTTCTAGATTCATTATATACTCCTGTTAAGTGATAGGGGGCAGGGCGCCCCACCCCCCATCGTTATAAAGCAGAGCAATCAAATAAATGATTGTTGCATGGTCTACGATGTATCCATCTACGACCTCTAAGTTGTGTTCCTACTAAGTTTTACTTGGGCGAACAGACCATTCCCAAACTGCATTAGTCCTTCTTAGTGACGAACTGATACAACTCTTCTGCCTTCGACATAATCTCTTGAGGTTGATACATCTTAGGTGTATACTTTTCAAAAACTTCTGCGAGGTCTTTTTGTTGAGTTTTTGCTTGTTCTAGCATTTCAAACATTTGAGTTTGTGCCGTATCGTATTGACGATCAAGCAAGTCTTTGGCCATTGCCAATGTATCGAACCGTAGTTCAAATGGGTTTTTACTATTAGACATAATATTCTCCTTTGTGTCTGTGTTGTGTGTTGTGGACTAACCGTTGATCCACACGGATGTATTAAGGCATCACCCTATTCGTGTTCACCACCAGCGCCTCTACCAAATCCACCAAAATATTCTGGTTTACGTTTGGCAGTTTCAAATGTGCCAACAGTAATCACAATCGCACCAAGCAATAAAGTATGAGCAATAAAGTTGATACCAGCCCATGCCCATGTGCCTGTCACTAATGTGAATACAATCACCCACATCCACGCTAACATCTGCATAATCATATGTCTTGTGCCAGTGTGTGGAATCGCACTAAGTGGATTGTAATCCGAATTCATAACAGCATTCCAGCTGTTTACAATAAAACTTCTCATTGGGTATACCCCTTTTTCAAATGTCACCTTCAAAGGATAGTTTGCATCAACAATATCTTTGAACTCAATCGCATCATATACATCAGTGAAGTATCTGATTACCTTTTGTTCTCTAAAATATCCTGTCACTCTGTACATACTAACTCCATAATTAAGTGGTGAGTATTCTGTTGCTAGGAACTCACCGAAACCCCGATTAATTATGCTGCGAGAGCATAACCATCATTTGCAAAATTGTCGTTTGCGTTTAGTTTTATTAGACTATTAGGCGTCTATCCCACAGTTCTACTCTTGCCTATCCCTATCAGTCGATCCTATTTCGCCCCCATCATAAGCACACTAAAGTCCAAGATATTTAATTCTCTTCTTTTCTTGCTTTTTAACAAAATTCCTATACCACTTAAATTTTAAAAGGAATTTTTCTATCATGGTTTCCTCAGTGTGTTTATGGTGGAGGCGGGCGGTACTGCCCCGCCGTCCTGTCTAGTATTCGGTTTGTATCAACAAACTGTATCTTATTTATACCACAGCGGTATTCAAATGTCAATA